ACTCCCTTCATTAAGGAAGTCTTCATACTTGAGTCTTGTCGCTCCAGGAAGTTTCATCATCGTCAATGATGTAATGTAACTTCGCGTCTTGATCCCGAACTTCCCGTTACCTAATGGGAATAGGAATGTGAATGCGCAGAAGTCGTCGCCTTGCGACAAGTCAGCCCCCACAGCACACGGCATAGACCAGTAACTTCTTGTCCGGTGCGGAAGAGTCTCTTCATAAGTGAAGAAGAATGTATAGCCTTCCATAGGAATACCGAATCTCTTTGCAAGAATATCGTTCCTTGCAGAAGGAGCGTGCTCAGCTCTTTCTACATCAAGGAGATAAGTTTCATAGCTCACTGTCTTTCCAAGATTCGGATTGGCCTTAAGCCAAATGGATGGATCTTTCTTACCTGCTTCTACTTCTGAAATATCATCCAGTCTGTAATACCATATAGAGACATGAGGGTTGTAATACTCTCCATTGAGAATATCCTCAATCTCCATCTTGATAGTATCTCCTATGCCGTTCCTAACAGTTCCCTCGGAACTGGTAAGAATTATGAGATACTCGTCATTCTTTGAAGCGCCCTGTTCGATAGCACCTATGACATCCTCACGAACATCACCCGAAAGCCACTCATCAATAGTGGCGATCTTGTCTTTGTAGCCTTGGTTCTTGTCCAAACTCATTGGTCTGATAACAAGGCTCGAATTTGTCAAGAAGTTCTCAATTCCTTTCTTTGTCGAGGCAAGCTTAACACGGTTAGCTTTACTGCCAGTAGTGTTATGGATGTTTCCTTCTGTAAGAAATTGGAATAGCGGTCCTCTTGACCTGATTATTGCTGTTCGTATAGGAGATAGTACCGTTTCAGACTGTGCCATAGTCGGCGAAGTGGTCATCTGTTCTGTTGTAGAACCGTCGCACGTAAGAAAATATGCGTGAATTGCAGAGTCGTACATTGACTTAGCGGCGCCTCGAGCAATTATGAGATACTGCTTCTGAGTAAGGCGCTTCTTAATTCTCTTTCTAACGTATCTGCCGGGCTTGCCATCTTCTCCCGGTTCATAGACGCTACGTTCTACGAAGTAATACCAACAAAAGATTTGCTCAGCCCAAAGCTTAAACGAATCAAGAAGCTCCATATCAGAACCATCTGTTAATGTTAATTCGTTATTACAAAAAGCGACAAAGCCGTCCATAGCTTTGTCGTCGTAATAGATTCCGGGATTTCTGATAAGCGAATCAATTCGATTCATCTCCTTCGAGATCCATTTGTTAACTGGAATTTCACCCCTGATTACGGCATCCCGAAACTGACCATAATAGTACGGGGTGGCCGTATTGGATAGTGACATTATTCCACCTCAGTCAAAGATTTTGCAATCATTGCGGCCATAGGCCCATCAACGCCGCTTACTGTCTCGTCAGGATAAACTACAACGAAACGTCTCTGCATCTTACCCTTAGAAATAACAAAAGCAAATACATCGTCATACCCAAGTCTACCAGAGTAGGATTTAAGTATTGAATATCCAGAATTTGCTTTCTTGGCTAATTCTTTTGCGCTCCTTATATCCATCTTTACTTACCCCTCGGTTTTACCGCATGTTCTTTTAGAATCCTATCAAGATCCGGTTCACAAGTATCTAATCTCATATAAACAGAATTGGAAGGATAAAAGTGATCATGCGTCTTAAAATAATCATCCAACTTATATGAGTGACGAACTTGGTTATCATGTATCATAACCCCTTCTTTTTCTACGGAATACTCGACCGAATGCCCGCAGAAGAAGCCATAAATACGCATCTCGCCATAAGCTCCGACTCCTTGTTTTTGTAAGACCTGGCTCATATGAGTCAGCTGGTCGGAATCGCTCCTGCCCTTCTTACCTTCTCGCTCCTGAGCATCAAGTACGAAATTGTCTGCTTTCTTAGGATTGGATTCACTACGGCCATCGAAGTCTTCAATTTTCGAACCTTTCCACCACTTCATCATTTGTTCTGTGGAATGCCCTCTTCCCGGAGAATTCTTAGCCTCAACATCGTAACCTTTTCTACGAAGCACTCCTGCTGTTGTGCAATAAACGCAGTTATCCATCCATCCATCTTTCATTGCTGCCGTCAATTCTTTCTGCTCAGGCTTTGACAGATCGGAAACAGACTTTATGTATGGTAACTTCTCTATTGTTTGCTCAGAGACGCCTTTTAAAGGATTGATCAACTTAAGATCCTCTTCCTTTGTTGTATGGCATCGCTTTACATCAGAAGCAGTATACTTTTCCGTAAACCACGCTTGCTTATGTAGATCGGATATACGCTTACCTCCCCAATAAGCAAGCACAGCAACGGCTACTGTAGAATAATACGTAAGTTCCGGATCGGCAAGAAGTACATCTATAGCACTCTTACTTTTTGGAGGTGACATTTTAACGGATTTACGTCTACCTTTTGGAACATACTCTTTGCGTACGCCCCATTTCATGCCTTTTACACCATAATGCATAAGGTAGGCATTAGAATTCACGAGTCTATAATTCATTATTATACCTCCATTTTGAATTCTTTAAATGCCTAAAGCTTTACGACCGGCCAAGGCTACTTCTGAAAACTTCTTACTCTGCATTGTCGTTCGTTCTGCGCCTGCAAGAGCCACGGAATCCATGTCAAATACTATTACCGGAGATGTGGCTTTGAATCCGCCATAAATTGCGTCGTTAGTATCGAGAACAGCGCCATAACCATTCTTCTTAAGTTCGTTAAAGAACTTTGCTCTTTGCGTAGCCACATCCTTACCAAGCCGAGCATTACCACCGCCGTCGGATGGAATTACGTAATTAAACATTCGATATGCTTTCTGTAATTCATCAGCAGTTGGTTTGTATGACTTGTCCTGTAATTTATCAAGAACCTCTCGACTCTCGCGATAACCTTTAAACTTGTACTTGTCATCAACGAATGCGCCTTTCATTCGTGCGGGATCAGTTACAAAGTTGTAAAAATCTCGGTCTTTCTTATAGAGACTCATGAAAGCATCGGCGCCGGAATCTTCACTTGCAATCTTAAGATCGTTTGTAACATCATTCTTGATCTTGTACTTCAGAAACATGCCCGTTCCGACCTCGTTGCCGTCTGAGTCATACAGAGGCTGCGGAATAGGTCTGTTAAACAAAGCGTTATACTGATGCTGATCGAGTTTCTTATGCGTAGCATAAAACATGTCGGCTCCCTTCGTACGATCCTTATCGTAGGAGAGGGTCGACAGTTGTGAACCTTTGCTGAGAACCTCGTCGAAGTGCTTCTTATTGTAAATACTATTCGGCCGTTTACGTTTCTTGTAAATTTCTGCTCTTTCTCGAGCAGAATAATCGCCACCACCAAGAGGATATGGAGGACCATTACGAGTCCCCCACTTCTGTCCCATTATTCCGTGGTGGTATAACTCTTTTGTAATGATCTTGTACTTCATGACTAAAATATGTAACGGCATCCTGCCATTCTGTTAAAGCTCCAGCCTGTCGGAATTGCAGAATGATCAAACTGAGAATCGAAATCATTCAAATACTTACGAATCTGATCTATATCATAGCCATTTGCGGCCATCTTTTTGATAAAGGTCCTATTTGCTTGGCTTTGACCTTTGAATAAATCCTGATACTCCTTGCTTTGCTTATCGATTCCTTTCTTGCTTGGCGCTCCGACTTTACTTGTAATCTCTTTGCCCTTTTGTTCGCTGAATGCCGTTTTTGCATCATTAGACTTAGATGAACTCGAAGATGCACCTTTAGGTCCGCGAGCCAAAGTATTAACATTCTCGCCAATTTCAGAAAGCTGCTGAGTTCTCTTCACTGCTCTATCAAATCTATCGCCATCAGGCTTATTCTCTCTGAAATCCTTAATCTGACTTCTAAGAATAGCTGTTGTGCCGGCCATTGCGCCAACACCAGTTACAATGTTTCGTGTTTCCTCAGAGCCAATTTTCTTAAGAACCTTACCAGCTCCTCCAGCAACAGCTTTAGCTGCTTTAACACCTGCTGTGTTACCAAGAGCACCAGACTTCGCCGCATCGCCAATAGCTTTTACAGCTTTAAATTCCGTAGTATCCATCACAGATTTAAGAGTCGACGCTTTTATAGCACCGCTTTTAGTCACGACTTTAGTTATTGCATCTTTACCAGCGGCAAGAACTTTCGGGTCATTAACCACTTTATGCGTCGCGTAAGCAGCTCCGATAACCAATGCTATCTTGGCCGCCTTTGCCGCTTTGCGCTTAAACTCTGGGTCATTTAATTTGGTCTTGATTCTTGATCCGGCGGTAGGTTTATAACCAAGCTGCGCAGGAGTTCTACGCACACCCCACTTCTGGCCCTTAATACCGTGATGATAAAGCTCATTTCCGCCAAGTGCTGTATGCTCAGCATCCTCTAATTCTTCAAGCACTTCCATTAAAACAAGATCGTATAATTCGTCAGCATCCTTCAACTTCTTCCAATCTTTTCCTAGATAATCGACGACTCTCTTGTCGACGATTTCATAAGCTTTTTTCAAAGTATCCTTTGAAACGCTACCTCCGAAATCGTTGCTGCTATACCTACGTTCCCCATTACTGTCATAGCCAGCACTACTATAAGCATCAACTTTTTCTTTAGGTTGTTTAGTTCTATGTCCTAACTGTCCTGGGGTTCTTCGAACACCCCACTTCATGCCCTTAACACCGTGGTGCATAAGGTAATATTCATTCTGGGCCATGTCCTATTCCTCCTTGTTGGACTCAACCCACACGTTGATAAGCCATTCCTGCTTATCGATTTCGGACTTAAAAGCCTCGGATGCTATAGAACTTGTTGGTGGATCGAATCCCATCTTAACTTTGTAGTAAACAAACGTCTTACACATATCGATAACCTCTTCATCAGATCCGAACAGGTCACCCCAGGTCTCAGTTTCGGAGGTAACTCGAAAACCTTTTGCGGATTCCACCCCGAGCTGGAACAACCTATTAATGGCTGAATTTATGTGTATGACAATATCGGGGTCGAAATGAGTATAGTCATCTTCCGGCCCTATGAGTTTTCGTATACTCTTAAGAATACTTTCTTCGTTGATTGCGCTCATTTCAACTCCTCGAACTCTTCTAATGTTTCACTATGACCGCTATAAGTTGCAAAAGCCTTGATGGCTTTCTCGTACAATTCTTCAGAACGCTTTGACGACTCGAGAACTGCGATCTTTGCATTAAGTGCATCGATTTCGGTCTGCAGCTTCTGTCTTTCAAGCTCTGCTTTTGGCGAACCGTACTTCATAAGGGTTGTAGTCTCTTGTGAAGTTGCGGTTCCCTCATCTAAACGCCGCTCAACCAGATCAAAAGCCTTGGCAACGAGTTGATTTAACCTTGCCTCGGGAGATTCGGCTGGCTTTGGCTTGTACTTTCGATCGGTTGGGGTAGGCTTCTTCCTACTTCCCATGAACTTTACTCTCCTTTACTTCTAGTAAATATAACTTTCTCTATACTTTTTGGGGGATGCTAAGAACACTTGATAGCATGATGGCTATACTCTAGAGGGCTTAATCAGAAAGGAGCGAAGAAATGATTGCAGAATGAACCTAGCACCCCACAAAGAGTATAGAAACAAAAATATAAAAATTTCCTCTGGAGAAATTTTAAAG